GATGCTTCTGGCAACTGGCAAGCTGTTACTGTCTAATGCTGACTCATGAAGATCCAGAAGTCGCTACGATTGTGGCGCTTCTGGAAGCCCAAAGAGACTATGCAATGGGACATGCCGCCAAACTTGCTAAAGAAAATGCTGAGTTAATAGCAAAGATTAGCAGACTTGAGGCATCTAAACCGGCATAGTCTCACCCTACAGGAGATTGATCATGGGTATGCAATATGATGTATTAGCCTCGTTTCCTTTGACGGGAGATGGGCAACTAGAGAACCAAGCGCAAGAGAGCCTTGGACGGATTCGCATAAAGGCTATTTACGGAACTTCTGGAGCTACCGCTGGGACCATTTCTTTTTATAATGGCACAAGCAATTCCGATCCTTCAGTTATTCTTCTTCCTACCCCAGCCGCAGCAAATCAAGGTGCATTCTTCTTGCTTATCCCCGGAGAAGGAATATTGGCTCAGGATGGCGTATATGTAGACACCGGAACCGCGGCATCAGTAATCGTTATTTACGGGTAAAGCATGGAACCGCAAACACTAATTAACCTAGGGGTTGGGGTTATTCTGACAATAGTTGGATGGCTCTCTAGACAACTCTGGGATGCGGTAGAAAGAATGAAGACAGACATTAAGAATATTGAGATAACACTTCCTTCGCATTATGCGAGGAAGGATGACATCCAATCTAGGTTTGATAAAGTTGAAGTGATGCTAGAAAAGATCTTTGACAAGTTAGACCTTAAACAAGATAAGGCATAAACATGGCAGACCAAGCCGCATATACCGCAGGATTGAATAAATCGACTCCATCAGAAGCAGAACGCGCAGAGATGAAGCGTATCCGTGATGAATATGCAATGGATAGGGATACTAACCTTGGGTACGAGAAGGCTACACGGGCTACCCCTCCTGCTGGCATGACTCCTGTTGGTCCTCCACGCAGTCAGCCTATTCGTAGAGCTAAGGGCGGGATGATCTCTGCATCTAAGAGAGCGGACGGTATTGCCAAGCAAGGTAAGACCAAGGGACGGATCATATAATGGCTGATTTCTTTAAAGATCAGAGAGAGGGTCGGGATTTTAATAAGCGTGTAGATAGGTTGGCTTTAAAAAGGCAAGCCGAGGCTTCAGGGTATCCCGGACCTACGGATGAAGAGTATCCAATGAGATTTGATCCAAGGGGTGCGCTTAGGGACAAAATTTCTGACCACATGGAAGCTACTGGCAATAAAGCTCCTTATGACATTCCTTCAGCGCAGAATGAGATCTTGAAGGAAACAAACAGAAAAAATATGTCAGCCGCACGGGACAAGGACGCTCTTAATGCTATGAATAAGCGGCAAGGAGAGAAAGATGCGATGTTCAAAGATCTTTCTGAGATAGCGGGTAAAACAAAGAAATATAAAAAAGGTGGATCAGTCAAGTCATCAGCCTCTAAAAGGGCTGATGGAATCGCCACTAAAGGCAAGACAAAAGGCAGGATGATCTAATGAAGGCTAAGAGATATGATATGGGTGGGTCTGTAAGTGGCGGCACTCCTAATCCGTCTCCATTGCTTTCTATTAACGCACCTGACAATTCAACACCGGCTCAAAAGCCGGGGTTCTTGAGCGTAGCTCCACCGGTCGGCATGAAGAAAGGCGGATCAGTTAAGGGTGTACGGGGTGGCGGGATAGAATCAAAGGGCAGAACAAAAGGAAGGTTCGTCTAATGGGTGCTTTAGCTAATATGGGATACGGCGCTATGCTGGGTCCAGATCTCCAGAAGAAGATGACCAAGCCGTTTGATAAGGCATTGTCAGCTACAGAGATGGATGAGCCTAATAAAGAAATGATGAAAGAAGCCGGATACAGGAAAGGCGGGTCAGTTTCTAAAAGGGCTGATGGAATCGCCACTAAAGGCAAGACCAGAGGGAGAATCGTATAATGAGTACAATGCAGCCTCTCTTTGGTCAGTTGGCTGGAGTATCCCCTGCAGCCCCTGTAGCTTCTCCAGCTCCTCTGGCTCCATATGACCCAGATCCTTACTACGGGACAAATACCAAGACTCCTGCAGCCACGCCTGTGCCTGTAGCCACACCTGCCCCTGCGGTCACTCCTGTAGCTCCTCAGCAGCCTCAATTCAATCCGTTCATGCAAACCTATGGACAGAATAGAACGCCGCAGCAACAGATGTTTAATCGCTTCCCGCAAAGCTTTCAGCAGCCGCAGCCAGTTGCACAGCCTGCTCAGGGTCCGGTATACGCAGATCAGAGTTTAAACGCTCCGGGCAGTCAGCCGCAGTATGGTAGGTTTGGTCAGCAGCGTGGGTTTATGAATCAGAACAGAGGCGGATATGACCGTCAACTTGATCAACTAAGGGGTCAAGGTCAGTATGGTCAGCAAGGATCGCAAGTGGCGTTTATAAATAGCCTTCTAAGGGGTCAGTCGCAACTACCCGCAACTGGTCAGCCAAGCACCCCGCCAGTGGGCGGTAAGGGTGGGGGATCATCTCCAACAGGTTCATAATAATGAAAAAGGCTAAGATAGCCATAGTAATGAGGGAGTTTAAAAAGGGGTCACTCAAGTCCTCATCAGGACAGAAGGTGACCAATCCGAAGCAAGCTATCGCTATCTCTTTAAGTGAAGCTAAACGAGCAGATGGTGCAGCTAAACGTGGTAAAACTAAAGGACGGACTCTATAATGATGAAAGCAAAAATGATGGCTAAGGGCGGTATGCACAAGATGCCTGACGGTAAGATGATGAAAGACTCAGCCATGAAAAATTTGGCTAAACATGCTGCTAAACCTGCTTCTAAAGCCCACGCGGGTCTTAGAGCTGGTGGCATGGCTAAAGATGGAATGTCAGGATTCCCAATCAAGCGCAAGGGTCCGGTAGATAAAAAGACTGTTGCCAAGTTAGCCAGCAAGATACTGGACGCAAAGATGGGAGCTGCGCCAATGGTTTCTCCAATGGCTCCTCCAATGATGTCTCCGGGAATGAAGAGTGGTGGCTCAGTGTCTAAACGCGCTGATGGAATCGCTCAACGGGGTCGCACCAAAGGAACAATGCTTCGCAAGGGTGGACGGGTCTGCTAATGTTGCCAAGCCGTGGAATGGGTATTATTAGCCCAGCCAAGCTCCGTAAGATCAAGAAGCGTGATGGGGATAACCCTGTCACGCTGTATAAACACGGCGGGGCTATAGGAAAGCAGCCTAAAGCTAAGTGATCAAGTGGGCTGAGTACCGAAAAGAATGCGGCAACGTGTTTGATTGGATAATACGGGCAACAGAAGAACGTAGAGACATGAAGTCTATTGAGGCAGAACGCTTCAGAGAGCTTTATGTTAAGAAGCCAATTGTAAATAAGAAGTAACTTATTATAGAGACTCTATAATGGCTAAGAGCAAAGTTAACGCTGCTGGTAATTACACAAAGCCTACCCTTCGCAAGAAGATTGTGGCTCAGGTAAAGGCAGCTGCAACTCAGGGTACTGGCGCTGGGGAATGGTCAGCTAGAAAAAGCCAATTAGTTGCAAAGAAATATAAGGCTGCTGGCGGCGGCTATCGTGACTGAACCAATAAAGACGTGTACCGATTGCGGGGAAACTAAACCAACAACTGGTTTTAGAAGCCGTGGTGGTAAGATGAAGCATCTTCTAAAAAGTTATTGCAATACATGTTTATTCAAAAAGCATCGAGCTTGGACAGAAAGTAACCAAGAGCGCGTTAATGAGTACCGGGAGCGAGACCCGTGGACTCTAGCTAAGAGATGTGCAAGGCGAGGTATAACGCCAGAAGAATTAGTTGATAGGTATGAAAGGCAGGAAGGTTGTTGCGCTATTTGCAATACTGGAATTACGCTTACAGATAGTGCGATTGACCACAACCACCAAACAGACGAATTTCGTGGGATATTGTGTAAACAATGTAATCGTGCATTAGGGATGTTTAAGGATAGCCCCGCAGTTTTACGCAACGCCTTGGAATACCTTGAAGCATTTGGGAGTTATGGCGATGGCACTTAAAGCCCCACAGAAATCCCTGAAAGATTGGAGCGACCAGAAATGGCGTACTAGGTCAGGGAAGCCCTCCTCTAAAACAGGAGAGCGTTATTTACCAGAAGCAGCAATAAAGGCTTTAAGCCCAGCAGAGTACGCAGCAACTACCCGTGCAAAGCGTGCAGGCAAAGCAGCAGGTAAGCAGTTTGTAGCGCAGCCCAAGACTATTGCAAAGAAAACGGCAAGGTACAGATAATGGCTAAGACTCCCGCATGGCAACGCAAAGAAGGCAAGTCTGAGAAAGGCGGTTTAAACGCCAAAGGCAGGGCTTCATATAACGCAGCCAACCCAGACAAGCCCGGGTTGAAGGCTCCGCAGCCAGAAGGTGGAAGCCGCAAGAAGTCATTCTGTGCCAGAATGTCAGGAATGAAAAAGAAGCTGACATCCGCTAAGACGGCAAATGATCCCAATAGCCGCATAAACAAAAGCCTTCGGGCATGGAAATGCTAAATGACCACATCAGGCACAGCATCATCTAACCTAGACCTCACCAACATCATTGAGGAAGCGTTTGAGCGCTGCGGGGCAGAGCTACGCACTGGTTATGATATCCGTACAGCAAGACGCAGTTTAAACCTCCTGACGGTCGAATGGGCTAACCGGGGGATAAACCTGTGGACGATTGAAGAGGGTGAGATACCGTTAGTTCTTAATCAGGTCTCATACAATCTGCCTGTTGATACGATAGATCTTCTAGAACATGTAACAAGGGTAGGAACGGGTTCAAGTCAGCAGGACTTGTCTATAACCCGTATTAGCGTATCTACATACGCAACCATCCCTAACAAGAACTCAACTGGTCGTCCTATTCAATTGTGGGTTAACCGCCAGTCAGGAGCCACCTACCCAATAGGTGGCAGACCAGAAGGCACAGACCCCACTACTGGGGTGGACCATCCGCAGATCTATGTATATCCAGCCCCAGATCAGAGCAATTACTACACGTTCGTATACTGGCGCTTACGCAGGATACAAGACGCAGGCAATGGTATTAACACCCAAGACATACCCTTTAGGTTCCTTACCTGCTTGATTGCTGGCTTGGCATACTACCTTGCTGTCAAGATAGCTCCAGACCGCATACAGTCCCTAAAGGACCAGTATGAGGAACAGTGGAAGTTTGCTGCTGAAGAAGATAGAGACAAGTCTCCAGTGAGATTTGTCCCTCGCAGGGCTTATATTTGTGGGTAATAGGTTTGCGTCCGCCAAGAACTCGATTGCAGAGTGTGATCGATGCGGATTTAGGTTCAAGCTAACACAGCTAAAGGCTTTGATCATCAAGACAAAGCAAGTTAATATAATTGTTTGTCCTGAATGCTGGGAACCGGATCAGCCTCAGTTACAACTGGGGATGTATCCAATTGACGATCCGCAGGCTGTAAGGAATCCTAGAAAGGATTTAAGCTATTTGCAGTCTGGTAATAGCGGGTTACAATTGGTTAATGGGTCAGGAACGGCTGTTGATGAAAACGGCTATCCTGAAGGCGGAAGTAGAATTATCCAGTGGGGCTATGCTCCTGTTGGAGGTTCTAGAGCAAGCGATGTGGGGCTAACACCAAATTACCTAGCTTTATCATTCCAGCTAGGAACAGTAACAGTAGTCACAACTTAGGAGTTAATATGAAGATTATAATCGCAGCTGGTAAGCCTTCGGCAGGAAACTCAGTTAAGAAATTCAGCAAAGGCGGAAAGACCAACCTACAAATGAAAGAGTTGGGTCGTGGATTGGCTAAGGTTGCTAATCAAAAGGTCTCTTCGTTCAAGCACAAGAACTCTGGGAGCAAATAATGGCTATTCCAGAAAAAGCATCTAGCGTTAACCCTAGTCAGCCAAAGCCTATTACTGGGCTGTCAAAAGAGGATCTGGGTAATAACGGATATCCAAACAATATCCCTAACACACAGACCATGAAGACCCGTGGTACTGGAGTCGCCACTAAAGGCACTGGTCACTCGAAGAAGATGGGCTAATGAATTACACGGAACTATCGCAGACGATTAAGGCATATTGTGAGAATGAGTTCCCACAAACAGTTAGTAGCTTTACGTCTGCCCAACAGATCAATACATTTATTGATCAGGCAGAGCAGCGGATATATAACAGTGTTCAGTTCCCTTCCATACGGAAAAATGTCACTGGGGTATTAACCGCTAATAATCAATATCTGTCAGCGCCCGGAGATTTTCTGGCGGTTTACTCAATGGCTGTTATAGACACAGTCACTGATGCATATGATTTCTTGCTTAACAAGGATGTTAACTTCATACGGGCTGCTTACCCTATCAAGACAGATACGGGAAAGCCGCAATACTATGCCCTGTTTGGACCAACAACCACTAACGATGCGCCACCTATCATAACGAATGAACTGTCATTCATTCTTGGACCAACCCCTGATTTAGCCTATGACGTAGAGCTTCATTACTATTACTACCCTGAATCAATCGTTACAGCAAATACAACATGGCTTGGGGATAACTTTGATACAGTCTTGCTTTATGGCGCAATGCTAGAAGCAGCAGCATTCATGAAGTCAGACAAAGACGTTATGGAAAATTATGTTTCTCGATATAATGAAGCATTGGCATTAGCTAAACGTCTGGGTGATGGAATGGAAAGACAGGATACTTACAGGTCTGGGCAAGTACGGATACCGGTTAAATAATGCCATTTACCGGAAACTTTACCTGTGACGTATTTAAATCAGGAGTTCTCGATGGGAACTTTGATTTTGGTGTTGGCACAACAAACGTATTCAAGATAGCGCTGTATACCAATGCATCAACTCTTGATCAGGATACCGCTGCCTATACAACCGTTGGCGAGGTTGTAGCGACTGGGTATACTGCCGGTGGCAATGTTCTGTCTCCAACCTTGAGCATACTGGACGGGACCGCATTTATCACCTTCACTAATACCTCATGGACAAGCGCATTGACCTCTCGTGGAGCGCTTATTTATAAGGTTGGCGGTGCATCGGTTTGTGTTTTAGACTTTGGTTCGGACAAGATCTCAACTACGGTATTCCAAGTAGAATTTCCAGCCGCTTCCAATACTTCAGCAATTATTAGACTTTCATAAAGGAGTTTCAAATGATTTCAAATAAAGCAGTTTCTGTAGATAAAGTAGGCGCAAGCGTTCTGCTAAGTGGGACGACAGTTTCCGCCGCTGGTGGCGCTGGCGTATTTACAATTCAGTGTATCGACAAAGACGGCAAACTGAAATGGGAAGAAAAGAACCCAAATCTGGTTGTTAACGTAGGTCTTCAAGACATGAATGACAAGTACTTTTCTGGAGCTGCCTATACCGCAGCTTGGTATCTAGGTCTAATTACTGGTCCCGGTCCTGCAACCATTGTTGCAGCAGATACCTTGGCTTCACATGCTGGATGGACTGAGTACACAGACTACACTGGCAACCGTAAGGCTGTAACTTTTGGCTCTGCAACTGTTGCCGATCCTTCAGTTATTGATAACTCAGGCGCACCTAGTGCGTTTGCTATTACGGCTCCCGGCGGCACTGTTGCTGGCGCATTCCTTACTGATGTGGCTACAGGTACATCAGGCATTTTGTTCTCAGCTTCTGACTTCCAGTCTCCCGGTGATCGTGCTGTAGTTGCTGGTGATACTTTGAATGTTACTTACACATTCAGCCTTGACGCTGCATAAGGAGATATAAAAATGGCAACTAAATTTACCAAAGGTCAGGTTGTTCAAGTTCTTGCTGTTACCCCACAAGGTCCAGTACAAGCTCTCCGTATGACTGAAGATGGAGACTTCTTCTACCATATTGAGTGGACTGATGCTGACGGCGTTTCACAAAACCGCTGGTTCCCAGAAGCCGCCTTGACAGAAGCGTAATGTGTTTGGAATCTCATCATTTGCGGCTGCGCCATTTGCGTCACTAACAGGGGCTTTTCTAAACGCTGAAGTTAGCGAGTCAGCCTCTGCTTCTGATGCTGTATCAAGTGCTGCAACTGCAAATCGTGAGATTCAAGAAATAACAACCTGTGCTGACGCGGTATCTGCACATGTTGATCTAATATCTTCCATACAAGAATCAGTTACTGCTGACGCTCAGTCAGTTGGTTATCTAAGCACAAGCCGTTCTATTGACGAATCTGCTACCGCATCAGACTCTATTGAAGCAAGCCCTGCCATTTCTGTATCCATAATTGAGTCAGTTACTGCAACAGATGCAGTAACGGCATCCGTTGACCTCAGTTCTGCGATAGATGAGGCTGCTACAGCCTCTGATCAAGTATCAGCCCTCCGTGAGCTACCCGGATCAATACAAGAATCCTCTGCCGCATCCAACCAAGTGTTATCCGTTGTTGGGTTTGCTTCGGACGTTGCTGAGACCGCTACTGGCACAGACCAAGTCTCTGCCATTGCTATATTCTTAAATAATATCAATGAGTCAGTTACTGCGACCGATACAGTCGAGGCTCTCGCTGTATTTGAGACTGCGGTTGATGAGAGCGTTACAGCAGCAGATCAAGCAAGTTCAAGTGAAGACTTTGCCTCAGCCGTTATAGAGAGTGCCACAGCCGCAGATCAGGTAGACGCAACTCGCAGTTTGCCCGGAAGTATTGCAGAGTCGGCGACTGGAAGTGAGCAGGTCTTTGCGGCAGCTATATTTGCTGCAGATGTCCATGAGCTAGTCACTGCACAAGATACGGTAGTAGCAGTAGCTACATTTGTCGCGGCTATAGATGAGTCCGCCTCTGTTTTAGACTCTACTTTAGCGGCTCTAGACTTTGCGGTAGCTATAAATGAGTCAGTAACGGCTGCAGATCAGGTAAGCGCAGAGGAAGTATTTGCATCGGCTGTAGCAGAGAGCGCGGTCGCAGAAGATCAGGTCTTCTCAGCAGTGAGTTTAAACGGAGCAATAGATGAGTCGGCTACTGGGCTAGATGAGGTCTTTGCTCAAGCGGACATGAACTCGGCGGTTATAGAGGTTGTCTCTGCTTCTGATGCTACGGCAGCTCAAGCCACATTTGAAGTTGATATAGCAGAGCAGGTAGCGGCATCTGAGCAAGTAATTTCTGGGGTAGACTTCAGTTCAGAAATTCAGGAAAACGCTACAGCAGAAGATCAAGTCGCTGCAATTATTGAGATCAATAGTGCCGTGGATGAGAATGCTACAGCTCTAGATGAGGCATCTGCCCTAGCCTACCTTAACGGATTTATTAGTGAAGGAGCTTCTGCTTCTGATGCCATTGAAAGCATGGCGGAGTTTCATTCGAGCATACAGGAGCTAATTAGCGCCACCTCATCCACAGCCGCTGCCGCTGCTTTTGCAGCTTTAATTGCAGAATCTGCCGCGGCTTCAGATTCTCTTGCTAGTAGACTGCTCTGGGAAGTAATTGATACCTCAGAATCTACCACTTGGGATACAATAAATAATTCAGAAAGTACTGCTTGGGGTACAATAAATACTTCAGATACAGGCGGTTGGCAAGTGATAAAAACTCAACCATAATAGGAACATATGGCACTCATCTTAGCTGACAGAGTAAAAGAGACTTCCACCACTGCAGGTAATGGCACATTCACGCTTGCTGGGGCTGCTGCTGGCTTTCAATCCTTTGCTGTAGTTGGCGATGGAAATACTACCTACTACTGTATCGCAGGACAAGGTACTAATGAGTGGGAAGTAGGCATTGGAACCTATACGTCTTCCGGTACTACACTAGCCCGTACTACAGTTCTATCTAACAGTTCAGCAACAGAGCCAACAGCTCTAGTATTCTCCGCTGGGACCAAGGATGTATTCGTTACTTACCCTTCAGAGAAGTCAGTCAATCTGGACGCTTCAGGTAATGCAACTGCATTAGGTACTCCGGTAGCCTTTACAGGTACAAACATAACTGGCACTGCGGCAGGTCTTACAGCAGGAGCCGCAACGGTATTAGCTACGGCAAGGAACATAGCAGGTGTGTCTTTTGATGGCTCTGCTGCCATATCAATACCATTAGAGAATCTATCTGATGTATCAATTGGCACCGCAGTGGTTAACCAGTTGCTTGGATATAACGGCACAGCTTGGACTAATGTTGCGCCAAACCCAGCCTCAGCGGGGACGGGTGTTGTATTTTATAACGCCACTCCAGTTATAACTGCGGCAGGGGCTAACAACGATGTAGCTCTTCTTACCTTTGCGTCCATCCCAGTAACAACAGCAGAGCAGGTCATTACAGGAACAGCAGTTAGCAATACTGTGCTTTTCTCTGCTTTTATCACTGTTGCTCTGAATAGGCTTATATTTGATGCCGGGATATATGACTTCACCATATGGGCTGGTGTAGATAGCATTGCTGGTGGCTCTGTTACAACCATTACTAGGCAGATATATACAGCCACTCCGTTTGTGGTTGGCACTGTAACTACCACAGGAACAGGATCAAGCCGCACAGCTACAGCATCATCAGGAA